GCAATAACTTCCGCAATCCAATCATCCATGTCCATGTCGAATATCTTGCGGGCCACGGAGACCATTGTTATCATCGCCGTTCTGATTCGTCTTGACGTTCCGATGTATGACTCACCCCAGTTGACACTGTTTGAGTTCTCAAGGTCAATCATCCCGAAGAAATAGAACGTATCTCCTGCACCCTCATCAAGAAATATTCTCAGGTAGGTTTCATCTTTCAGAACCTTGAACCAGAAACCCTGTGAATAGGTCGAATCATCATCGCGCAACTGGAACTGGATGTTGCCAATCTCTGAAACGCCCAATGTAATGTTTGCAGATTCCCGCGTCTTTCCGATGGCTGTTATCGTCTGAATCGTTGGAACAGTCAAACCCGCAAACGCAGAGTAAAGTTGAAACTTCCACGTTCCGTGAACATCCGTCATTGATGGGAGTGCGTAAGATGTCACAGACGCATCCTCTCGTTTTGAGTGGCACCCACTTCAACCAGACTTGACAACCCCATNGCACTGAACAATCCGCCCGTCAGATAACCAATNCCCGCTTGTGCGAAGGAACCGAGAAGCGTTCCAAGAAACCGAGACATCAGACTATCACCAAGATTGAACGCCTTTATCAGACCTTCGGCCAAGTATGACGTGGCCTGCACGAATCCACCCTTGAGGCTGTTTACGAACTCATTGGCGCGTCTCTGATTTTCTGCCATTACATCTTGCACCATCTTGGCCACCTGAACTTCACCGAAACTCATTCCCTGCACCCCGCCCATACCTGTGCCCATGCCGACCATAGACGGTTGTGCCATACCGGGGATGGACTGCCCTAATGCCTTCTGCATCGGATTTTGCGTATGAGCATAGTCGAATTGAGAGTTCCTAAGTCTGATGCCGTCCATGAAAGCCGACATTTCAGTGTCATATTTCTTCTTTGCCAGATCCGCCTGCTTTTTGTTCTCGTCGGTGATCTGTTTCTCAACGCTCAACTGCTCGTTTGCAGCTTGGACAACTCCGAGTTTATCGCTCTGGTATGATAGAATTTTACCCTGTCCTATTAGCCCATACGGATTGAATGTCAATCTTCGGCCACCAGACTGTTGCTGTTGGACTGCCGCCGCATTGTATTGGCGTTGACGGTCGAGTTTTTCCTCATCAGCCGTTGTTCGTCCAAGTGCTTTCCTCAATTCAAAGTTCTCGGTCAACGCCTTGTTGAGAGCTATGACCTTTTGGCGTTCGTTTTCTATCACTCCACCGAGCAACGTCATCGCCGCTACGGCTATACCGATTGGACCGCCCAACTTGGCAAATGTGCCACCAAGCATGTCCATGCCAAACTTGATACCCATGCCTGCACCAAGCGCACCTGTCATTGACTTGGTGAGGTTCTTGAGTGCGCCGCCATCTCCAGACTTTCCGCTGAGAGCATCAATCGCACCGGAAACACCGTCAAGCCCACCCATCAATTCCACGACTGCAAACCGGAACATCCGCTTTTCAATGCGCGCCTGTTTGACCGCACCAGACAGGCCATTCATCTGATAGGACATATCCTTGATACGCGTATTCAACTGACTGGCATAATCCAGCGTCGCCTTACCCTCAGAAGAGTTCGGGTCCATCATGGAAAATGCCGACTTGACCTGTTTCAACTCTTCTTTGAGTTTGCCAAGTGGTGCAGTATTTACATCAACGCGTATATTGAGATTATCGTCCATGTTCCATTACCTTCTCTTCGATGAAACCTGAGTATCGCTTGAACATGAATAATTGAAGTGCATCGTCAACTGACATGGTCTGTTCAATCTCTCGTTTGCTCCCGATATTCATTCCGCACAACTGATAGACCATAAAGTCCAAATCGTAACCGCCGGGAAGTTTGATGTCATCCAGCCACGCGTACTTGTCAGACTTGAACGGGGCGAAGTCCGCTACTAACTTTTTGGCTCTGTCTGACCCGCCAGTGCCAATACGAAAAAACTTCGGGGGATCTCCAGCAAGTCATGCGGGCTAATCAGTCCGAGGTCCAGACCGTGATCGGCGTTCTCAATGACCAGTTCGCAGAAGGTCTGCCATTCCTTGACCGCTGCATGCCATTCGTCAGACTTGACATCCAACTCAACCAACGCCTGAATATCACTGAGCAACTTTGACCCTGTGACAAAGGCATTGGCCTCTTTGACCAATGCGAACGTTGGGTATTTGAACTTGTACTCTTTCCCGTTGACTGTCATGATTTGGCTCCCTTGATTTGATTGAGTATTAACTGTTTGATGTCTGCAACGTCTTGGTCTTGAATCATCATGTATCTACGGGCGGGTATGCGGATTTCGGTTGCGTGTCCCATTGCCTTACCAAGTCCGCGCCCCATGTGACCCGTTCGTTTGATAACCCCGCCCAACTGATGTATTCTCAAGTAGGGCTGTCCACTTGCCACAACCTCAACGAAGTCTTTGCCTACTGTGCCGAGTTTGACTGAACGCCCGATTGACCCAGTCGAACCACCCAAAGGAACACGCCCCGTAGGTTTACGCAAGGGCAGGAACGCCGTTGGTCTGCCCCCTGCGTCCAGGTTCTTCTCTACCGATTGAATCAGTAGCAACCCAATTCTACGCATGAGTGCGCTTGAGTTGTCCAACATTGATGTGATAAACGTCAGCCGCGTCTCGAGTGGCTTGACGTTGACCTTCATTTCAATCATCGAATGAGCCGTCCAGATTGCGTATCTTAATCATAAACTCTACACCGACGAATCCGATGTTGCGCTTGTCGCCGTAACCCTGAACACGCACGAACTTGATTTCCTTGTTCGGCATAATGTTCCATGGGTTTGACAGGACAATGTATTTCTTGATGATGGTTGCCACTACCTTCTTCATGTCGTGAGACAATGATTCGACAGCCAGTTGAAGGTGAGTCGCATCATCCGTTACGTCTGTATCGCACTTTACAGTCCCAACGACAATGACGGGAACGTATTGGTCGAACAGTGTCCACGCATCGTCTTTGGGAATAAGGGTCTCATCGCCCAGTTCTACCCCAATCTCAGGGAAGGACTGTATCTGGTCGTAAGGTCTGATTGAGCCAATGACCTGATGAGGCGTAGTCCGATAGCCACTTCCAACGTCAATCAGTCTGAACTCTGCCAAGATTTGAGCCAGTGCAAGTTCAAGCCGCGAATTGGTCACTCCATAGGCATAGAATAGAATAGGCGAACCTGTCAGACCCGCTGCCGTAGCAGTCACGGCATACGTCCCGATTCCCGTACCGAGCGTCAGCGTGACTTGCGATAGTCCATTTGCGTCAGTGTCCACCGTTGCGCTTGAAACCGTCTGACCCGTTGAACCTACTGGGGTTACTGTAATCGCCCATGTCACGGTAACAGAGGCGACGGGAACGCCCGCAGGAGTCTTGACCGAGACAACCAATGGCAAGGCTACGGCAGTCGATGCAAATTGGGTCTGAACATCCCCTGATACTTTTGCGATTGTGTTAGCCATCAGACAAGTTTCCTGTAGCTAAGTAGAATGTCCTTCCAACGCGGTCTTAGGTCGCGGAATGACGTGGTAATCGTCGACCTTGAATCCGCAGTAGATTGAACGCCAAGTTTGTTATTTCCCGCCTTTGACTCAGCGTAAGCCTGTTGAACCATCTCATAGAAGCACAACATCAAGTCTCCGGGGATAGGATTGAATCCCGCCTTGTAACTGATTTTGATGTTTGCAAAGGTATCTGAGTACGGAAATATCTCATCATAGAGTTCGATGAACGTGGGATCTTCGCTCTTGAGATAGACATGAGTATTGTCCGTCTCAATCGCAGTCCACGAACCTGTCAGGGAGTCGCGGTAGAACAGGTCAGACTCCCAATGACTTGTTGTGGATGAACCATAGACAGGCGTAAACTTGGGATAGATCCTATTCGTCCCTGTCCCGTTTAGAATTTCATCCGTGATGGTCTGGACTGCAATCTTCCTGTCCAACATCCCTTCCATCCCCGAGGAGACCGCACTGAGCAAGGTCTGGAGCAGGGTATCTACCGTCGCATCTGTGATACCCAGATACACCTTGACATTGGCAAGGGTGTCGATGTCATATGCTGCCATGTTAGTCCTCTTTGATTGTCAGGGAGATTTGTATTCTCCCGTATCTTTTACCAACGTAAGCGGCTTGAGCGACGAGAATCCCGTACAGGTTCGCATCTCTGCGAGTGACAAAGTATAGCGGGAACGCACCCGTGGTAATGGCTTGAGATACGGAACCTTCCGCGCTTGCCCCACCCGTAACCGGGGCCGGAAAATCAATGTATCCGATCAGGTTGAACCGCGTGGTGTCTCTGTTCAAAAACACGGCATTGTCTGCATAGGCCGGAACTTGACATGCCGGGGAACTTGACCCACCCGTGGTGTCAGACTGCGTTGAGTCTGCATAGATAAAGAGCCTCATGGTGGCATTGGTGACATTCAACGAGTCGAGCCAAAGGGTTGCCCCGACAATAGCCCCACCACGATGAGCACCCTTTGACGCATTTTTGAATACCAGCAGTGCCGGGGTCGATGCCGAGTCATTCACACAGTCATTGGCCGTATAAGCCGTGACCGCCGCTGGACGCGTGATGTTGACAGATATTTGCTTGAGTTGCGCCTGTGCCGTGCAAACAATCATTGCCGCGGCGAGTATTGCAATGAGTCTTTTCATTGTGAAGCCCTTTCAATAATGAATCCGTGTTCCTTGTCCGGCCAGATTATCTCACCGTTCGGTTTCTTATGTCCACAAATCACGTCAAGCCTTGCCATCTGTTTGAACTTGTTTATTCTGCAATATTCCATAAACGGACCGTCTGGAGCGTAATCGTTTTCCTCTGTCCACATTGGATGATTCTCAAGAGCAGACCTGTCAACAAGCAAACACCCCATACACCCGCCAGCACACTCTATTGTCTTTCCCCAGTCCAACTCATCCCAACCGAGCATCCTGTCACCTAAAACTCTTTTGATATTCGGGACAGGAGTACCGTGTCTCAGCCCGTAAAGTCCGGTAACTATTGGTGCGTCCACTTCCAACAACTTCTTAAGAGCGTCCAACGGGGGTATCGTGTCAGACTCTACGATCCACACCTTATCGTAACCCATCTTGAGAACCGTCTGACGCATTTTCTCATAGTTGAACTGGATGTTTGCCCTGACCTGTAAATCCTTGTAAGGATTGTCAAAGGTGAACATCACATCGAAATACTCAACTCCCCTTTGATTTAGGATTGCGCTTGATACCTCTGGTTCGAGCCGGGCCGTTGGGCAGAATATCAGTATTCTCATTCGGTTGTTTATCCCCAGTGTAAACGGTCTCTTCGATACTTTTAGGCCCACCGAGTACTTCGGCCAGCCCCCCCATAACAAGACATTCCATGTAGTCTATGTTCTCAGGGGTCACACGCTTGATGTCGCCACGATTGCCTGACCCGTTTGGACCGTTGTAACCCATGCACGTCACTATGATCGACGAACCTACTTTGAGCATGTGTATGTCCTGTCCTTCCGGCTTACCCTTTGATATTCTCTGCGTCGCAAGCATGACACCTTCTACTTTGGCGATGACTGGGTTATCCTTGAGCACAGATTCAAGAAAGAACCAATCCCCGCCCGAACGTGCAGCGTAGTCCTGACGATGTTTATACCAAATGTCCCGACGAACGATGTAATTGATGTTGCTCAAATGACCATAGGCTAAAGGCCATTGATCCGGCATAATCCTATCAGTACCATGCTGAGACTTGACGATAATCACGTCAGGGTTTGACTCTGAGACAGCCTTGACCTGTTCGAGAAACTTGGGGTCTGTAATGATGTCATCGTCATCGAATATCCAGAAGTACTCACCCTCACATTCTGTCTTTTGCAGGGACTCATGGACTGCGGGTATTCCTATGCCAACGTCATCCAAGGTAACGTCTTGTTTGAAGTCCTGACAGGTCTGCATGGCAAGACTTTCCTGATTCTTTTTCAGGAAGTTCGGACGCTTGTAAGACCAAGTGCAGATGCTTAGGAACATTGGTTCTCCGTAATTCGTCTGATAATTCCAACGGCTTCTCGTACGGTGATCTTATTGGGAAGCTCCCTGGGATTGATATACCCAGACTTGACGAGAGAATTTATGACTCCCTGGAGTCTCTTTGCGGCTTCCTTTCCTTCCGGGGTCTCTGGAATGACTTTCAACCTTTCCATGCAACCCCCATGCCGCAGTAACCGGGCACGTCCATCTTCTCTTCGTACTTGTCGCAGTTTAGTTTGACCCAATCCCAAACAGTATGAACTCCGTGTTGCTGATTTGCTATGTCGTGCATCGCCATAACTCCACCCGAGCGAACTAAAGGCCAGTAATTCCTTACGTCAGACCAACAGGCCTCTTCCGTGTGATTCGCGTCGATGTAAAGGAAGTCTACCACCGGCAAATGTGACTTGACGCGTTCGACAATCGCCTCATCCCTCGAGTCACCGACTATGCTGATAAGTTTGTTGTCGGTTCCCTTTACCCACTCCCCCCATTTGGCGCGTGACTCCATTAGTTTGGCGTATCTCTCGTCGTTGCGCCGAATCAGGAAGTCCACGCTTACAACCGTTGAGCCACTTGTCTTGAGCCAGTAATACAGTGACCCGCCGTAGAACGACCCAATCTCAAGGGTCCGCTTCGATTCCAATTTAGTGTATATGTCAAAGAGCCAAGCGAACTCTGATTCAACCTGTAGTATCTCGACTGGGCAAGTCTCAAACATCACGGCTCCTCTGGTAAAATTGGGGGCGAGAGGATTCCCGCCCCCCCATCTTGAAACCGACAAATTACGTCGGGTGTGTCATGTACGTGTTCGCTTCGGTATTGACAACTCCGAACTGTCATGTACGTGTTCGCTTCGGTATTGACAACTCCGAACTGGAACCGTGACGCTATGGAGAATTGAACCTCTCCAGAAGTCGAAAGCGTATACGGATCTCGGAGAATTGTCAAGCCCCGGCGTTCGCACAACACCAAGCATGCAGACAGGTTTGAACAGAAAATAGTCTTGTTCGCACCAGCAGATGCATATGAGGTGAAATTGGTGTTGTTGAACACTTTGGAACTTGGCTCAACCAACCATCCGGTAGGCTGACCCGGATTGACGTTTCCGGCACTGGTCGAAACGAAATTGAACCAGTTACCCGTCAGGCCACGAACGTAGCCCTCGGTTGCGGCGTTCATCATCCACGATACGTTGTCGCGATATTCCGCAGGCAACTTGTAATACTGTTGCACAATTTCAGCCGCAGTGATCGTGGCATGTGCCGCAGTCGTTACACCGGCAGTTGCATCTCCTGCAAGAGCGGTATAGGCCATATAGTTCTCAGCGGCAGCGAGAGCCTTTGCAGCCCTCCGTCCGATGTATGAACTGATGTCCACCACGGAATCCTCAAGAAGTTCCTCGGTTGCAAAGATGTAGGAGGTCTTTTTGAGAATCGTGACGATGGTCTTGTCCAACGGCTTGACTGTCGTTGAAACGTATGCACCCTTCTCAGTCGTGGTTGTCAGTGCGTCCATGTGTCCGCCCTCTTTCGGGAGCCACACAGTGACTGTACCAACGGGCATGACCTGACATCCGCCTGCACGGGCGAAGGACAGAGGATCGCGAAGTTCATAAATCTTGTTCGCAATCTGAGTCGGCACGACTTCCTGACCGTAGTACTGTGTGCCTTCCTCGAAGTCGTAGTTTGTTTTCAATGAATCGGTTTCGCTGTTACGGAGTGCACCCTTGTCGCCTGTGCGCGCCCAGTAATTGAAAGCCTTGATTTCATCGTCACCCGCCTTGGTCTTCAGGTTGAGTGCGGCTGAGCGTCTTCCACTCGGATCGACTGCAGGTGCGTTCATCTTTGCTTCCATCTCCGCGACTTTCGTCTGGAGTGCCTTCACGTCGATAGTCGGCTCTACCGTCGGTTCGGCTGGTGTCACTTTTGGATCTTCCATTGTTGTATTCCTTGTTACTTGAGTTATTGATTCAGTGATAGGAGCCGATTCGACGCTCTTTACGGGAGCCTCTGTCTCTTCTAGTTCCAATGTTTTGATTTCGATTGATTTCAGTGGCACAACATCATTTCTCGGTTCTGCCGGAGTTGGGGTCAATGACGCGTCCAGTCCAAGAGGCCATGACACGACATGCCAAGCCTTACCCTGTTCCTCACGCCTGACCAAGTGTGAGGCTGTTCCGCTTGACCATCCAAGTTTCCCTGCTTCGGCAAGTTTATAGACTGCCTTTTGGTAAGCGTCTGCCATCTCAAGCTGTGCGTCGATCCATACCCCGACTTCATCCATCTTGAGTGTGCCTTTTCCAAAGGGTCTGATCCCTACGGTCTTGTCTAAGCCGTGATGGTAGAGGATTGGCGTAGATGAGACTTCCCCAAAGTCTGTTGACTTGGTAAAGAAGTCGCCGGTGAGGTCTGGGTCGGTCTCGGTTGTGAACCTGACCAAGTATCCTGCTACCTTACCGTCACCATCCGCCTTGACTTCGCTTCCGAAGTTGACTAAGGTCTCAGTGTCTTTCGTTTCCATGTTCTTTCCTCTTGATTCTAAATGCAGCGGGCCAAATGTCAATCAAGTCCAGTCCGCGTGTGATTTTCGTATGCCAACCCTCGTCATCCCTCATGGGCCAGATGGTCATCGTTGCCAAGTGACCTACTGGAGTTTCGAGATCCAGCCAAATATCAAACCCTCTCTCAGCAGCACGGAGGCAGAAATCAAAGTCCTCACCAAACGAGCCAAATCTGAAATAGGGCTTGTCCAACTTCTCAAAGACCTTCGTCTTGATTAAAAGACACCCAGCCCCAACTCCTACTACTTTCTGCATTCCGGATGTTTCTAAGTACGATCGCTTTAGCCCCTTGTCCTCATACCGTTCCTCATAATACAGCGGGGGAAACGGTGGTGACTTCTGCAAATACAATCCGGATACAATGTCAACATCCCTTGCGAGTAACTTTGTAAGCGTGTCCTTCTCAAATACTTGGTCATCGTCAACGTAAAAGATCCAATCACAACCCCTCGAGATGGCTTCCTCAGCCAAGATGCTTCTGTTCTCTGCGATGATGACCCCTCGAGACTGAATAATCTCAGTCCCTTCGGGCTTGTCCATGTTCAAGAGTGAATCGTAGAACACAGAATACCGCGCCAGTTCTCCGCAGGTGAGGGCAATGACTCCCTTCATAATTCGGTAGCCATTCTTAACATCTGAATCAATTCTCGCTCCTCGCGTTTGCGCCTGAGTGAACGTCGATGTTCCCTTTCGCCCTGAAGTGACTGTTGAACCAGTGCATCATAAGGCGGATAGAACTGAGTCCCCGTAGAGGGTGCAGCCCCGAAATACCGTGCCGCATAATGTTTTGACTTGAAAAATCCATTCCTGAACATATCACGTCGCGTCCAGAGTTACGGCTGTTCGGTTTCCGTTTGAGTCTACNGTTGCTGTGATGCGTGGCTTGGTTGCTGTCGCATCTGTGAATACTTCCGTACCCGTGCCCGCGCCCGAGACCCGCCCCCCGAGTGCAGCCATAAGGATTCTCAAGGCTTGCCTGACCGTGTAACCTGTCTCAACTCCATTGGAAGCGTCAAGCATTGTGCTGGAGAATCCGACATTCAAAAGCAAGTCCAATGGATCTGCATTGGTCGCCGTTGCATGGAGAACCAAATCTCCAGCGGTATCGGTATGCGAAGTTGTCAATGCTATCGAATACCAACCCGACCCGCGCTCAGTGACTGTCGGACTTATAGAGCCAAACGCCCCACCATTCTTTGAAGCTGTTATGGTTAGCGTAGCACCCGTAAGCCCTGTTGTGTGGTCTGACTGATTCGTCATAAAGACCATCACATTAACGCTGGTTGATGTATTAAGAAGTCTCATTGAACGACCTCGATTTCGGATACCACAGATTCGTAAACTGCATTGTCAACTCACTTACAATCCCCTGTACAGAGACCGGAACGCGCTGCGCGTACCTCATCAATGAATCGGGATAGTACCACATTTCCTGAACCGCGCTGACCTGAGTGACGAAATAAGTCTCAGCCTGGAATATGACTCCTATTGTCATCATGCCGCGTCTAACTCTTCCCATTCAAGCCCGAACATGACAAGCCTCTGGTCTGAGGCTGTCCCGTTGTCCGCCTGATAGACTGTGAGACATTCGCCCGCCGCAAGGACAAAGAACTCATCCTCGAACTTCGGTTTCCATTCCTGACGGTTTTGGATGTTCAAAATTCCGGCTGTTTCAAAGTCGTTGGCCGGAGTCACTGCTACGAATTGAGTGCTTCCCAGTGTTACCGTCGCGCTTGTCGAGGCCGTCCTAACGGTAGCCTTCGGAGTCGTGTCTGCCGTCTTGCGCTTGCAAATGGTAGCCTGTGCTCCCGAGAAGGCTCCGGTAAATGTCGAACGAACAAACAGGATTCTTGGGGCACTGTCATGGTCAATCGCTCCCGCTGCAATCGCATTGGTAAACGTCGCGGTCAAGCGTGTTACCCTAACGAGTTTCGTGCTGTCGGTTGCATTTTCAAGCCAGTAAAAACCCGTAGAGGTTCCATCGTGAGCCGCAGCGACAATAGCACCGGGAACTCCGATGTTACAGAAATAATATCCATACTGAGTCGAGACGGGTTTTTCCCTTGTCCAATACTGTTCATAGACGGTTTCACCCCCAACGACTCGGGTGTTATAACGGACGTTCTTACCGAGATTCCCGCCGTCAAATGGGATCTTGATATATGAAGCTACTGGAGCTGCCATGACTAGTTTCCTATCGGAGTTATGTCCACTTCATCCCAACAAATGCGAACAAGTGCTTTTCTTTGATCTGAGGTTGTCCCTGCATCTATCTGGTAAATCACTATCAATTCACCCGGGGCAATCTCAATGAACTCTTCCTCGAAGTTGGGTTTCCACTCTTCTGCGAACTGCGAATTGTAAACGCCGGCTGTTGTGAAGTCCACACCGGGAACCATCGATGCCCAAATGAGTTGAGTCGAAAGCAACGTCACCGACGCGCCCGTAGAGGCTGTGTAGGGCTGGACTTGCGGGTTTTCGCTCGTGAGTCTATCGGCTATGTTATTGACTGCGCCCGTCCAAGTGCCCGAATGGACTCCGCGCTGAACGGCTATCCTCGGAACTGTTAGATGGTCAATCGCAGTAGCGACATTGTTCGTGTGCGATACGTTGACATATCTCAACCTGCCATTGACGGTTGAATTGTTTGGATTCGTGAGCCAACAAATTGCCGCAGTTGTCCCGGCTTGCGCCGTCGCTGCAACCGTATAGAGAGCAAACGTGCAATGAAACAGTCCCGTGATTCTGCGCGGGCTGGTGAATACGACCTGATGTTCATGGACCGTATTTGCCCCCACAACCCGGGTTTGTGTTCTTATTTTCTTTCCAGAGTTCCCCGTGTCGCTGGGAAGCTGGACGTATGAAGCTACTGGAGCAGCCATTGTTTCTCCTATGTGATGTCTACTTCATCCCAGCAAACATTGACGATACATTTGCGTTGATCAGAGGCCGTGCCAGCATCGATCTGATAAATCGCAAGGCACTCGGTTGGAATCAGTTCAACAAACTCATCCTCGAAATTCGGTCTCCACGTTTCCGCGAACTGGCTATTGTAAACGCCCGAGGTCGTGATGTCCACACCGGGGACAAGGCTTGCCCACACAAGAGCTGTAGCAATCAAGGAAACTGTCGCGCCTGTCGAGGCGGTCCTTACGTCACACTGATTGGTAGCGTCTACCGTAGCTCGCTTGGCAGTGTTGAGAAGCGTTCCGTTGAAGTCACCCGTGAAGGTGGCTCTTTGAACCGCAATTCTCGGGGCGGTCGCATGGTCAATAGCCGAGGCGACATTATTCGTATGGGCCACCGAGACGTAACGTAATCTTACGTTACAGGTTGCCGTTGAAGGGACTTGCAGCCATCCGATAGCTGCCGAGGTTCCGTTTTGCGCTGAGTTCGCCACAGTATAGAGCGTCGAAACCGCGCTGTATATCCCGAGTATTTTGCGAGGAGAGACGGGAACGAAATAGTGTTCGTGGACTGTATTAGCCCCAACGACCCTCGTTTGGGTGCGAACTTTCTTTCCCGTGTTTGAAGCATCATCGGGAAGTTGGATATAGCTTGCTACTGGAGCTGCCATGACGTATTCCTTCTAGTTTGGTTTTATGAGTCTCTTTGAGGGCAACTGGCACATGGCTTGCCTGAAGGTAAGTATGGCCTTTCCCTCTGCATCAATTTCAAATACCGTGTTGATTCCTCCAGAAGGAATCCAGCCCTCACGCATGAGGCCGTCTACCACGCCTACAACATCCTCGATCTTGGTTCCGGTGACGACTGTATATAACTGGTTCATTGGCTCCCCTTATGATATTTCTGATTCCAATATGTCCCCGTTCCTGTCGCGCTTCAAGACTTTCATCTTGCGTGG